CGATGTATGCCTTCTCCCAAGCTGCTGTAGTAGAACCACCTACTGTTCCAGCTTGAAAACCTTCCCATAATGTAACTAGGTCAGTATCTACTTGTTTTGCTAAAGCATAACCAGCATCGTCAGTATAGAACTTACGCATACTTGCTAAACTTTGTACCTCTGCAATATCTTCAATTAGCTTAGAATATTCATAATGCTTATCGATTGATACTGTAACAGCAGTATTAGTTGCTGCTGATAATGTTACTTGTGTGTTTGCTGCTTTAGCACTTGCACTTCCTCTTGCCGGCACGGGAATATATATAGTGTCTCCCTTCTTGCCTTTATGAGAAAGTTTAGTGACTAGGTTAGCAACCACTAGATTTGACTTGTACGCACCTATAACTTCATCTGACCATAGTTCAGGAATGAAGTTATTGGCGACACTAGTCGTGACTTGGTTAGTACCTAACGCCATTTTCTTCTCCTATTATAAGTAAATTATTTAACCCTACCTTCCGCATACGCTAGTTGAATTTCATCAGCTAGTGCAGCATGTCTGTTAGGGTCCGTTACCTGTAGATTGATTAAATCAGCTCTACGGTAAATCTTTTTTCCACCGACAGCATCTCCTGAAGAGCGTGTTTCAGAACTAGTTTTTTGTAATGCTTGTTTTCTTTTATTCTCTTCTGCTTTTTTAACTTTAGCAGTTTTACCTGCCATGTTAATTTGTTTCCATGTTGTAAACAATTCATTAGCAGATTCAAAGTCATAAGAATCAGCAGTACGAAATAGCTCTTGTCGTATCTTGCTTGCTCCAATCCAGTTACGAAAGTCTTGGTTTTCTACTATCTCCATAAAATCAGGGTGCGTAGATTCTAATTGTGCTTGATTCAACGCTTGATTTTGCATGGCTCTAGTTTCTTTAGCCTTAACTACATCGGGATGTTTTTCTATAGCTGAGTTAACTGCGTTTGCAGGGTCAGCATAGAACTGGTCCTCGAAGGGTACTGGTTCTTCTGTAGGTGTAGCAGTTTCTGTAACTTGTTGTTGAGTTGACATTAAACTATCAATTAATTTCCGTTGATGTCCAACTTCCATACCTTGTTTGCCTAATATTCTTTCAGCATTTTGGTGCATCTCAATAACTTCTTCAAGTGATTTTCCAGCATACTTCTCAGGAATTATAGATTCTGGTTTTGTTTCAAGCTCTGTATCTTCTTGGATTAAATCCGCTTGTACCTCTTCTATTTCTTGATTTTCTGTTGCCTGTACATCTGTTAAAGGTGTTTCTTCTACTACTATACTCATTTTGGTCTCCGCCCATTTGGGTTATGAAGTTATATTAAGGTAGAATCCTTATGAAGAGGATTGCTCTACCGCTAGTTTTGTTGCATCTTCTAAACTATTTAACTGTCTTAGAATTTGCAACTGACCCTTAGCATGCCAAAGGTCTTTTTCACTTTCAAGAGTGCGTATATCAACTACATTCTCTTCGGTGCTTTTCATATCAGCCATTAAGTCTTTCCACCCTTCGGTTTCAAACATAGCTAATCTATCTTTTAAAAACTGTTCGTCAGTCTTCATTGTACGCTTGTATTAATTGCTGCTTTAGAACCTGCTTCTCTAGCCTTAGCTAGATTTAATATAGTTTCTGATTTAAGATGTTCCATCTCAGGTATATTTCTAGCAGTTTCTGAATCTTGATTAGCAATATCTGACTTCATTTTATCTAAATCTAGTGCGTTCTTCTGCAACTTAATAATTTGCTCTTCTACTTGTATCTCATTAGGAACAACTACTGCTGCTTGTGCTTGATGCAGTATAGCTTTACCTTTTTCTTCTTCAGCTTCAGCTAGTGTCTTTTGAATATTAGCTTGTAGCTGTTGTATTTGTAGCTCATTACCTATATCCTCTAACTCTTGCTGCCCACCATCAGGTTGACTACCTTGTTGTAGTGCCTGTACAATCTGGTCACGATTATGAATACTAGAGTTTTGCATCATAGCTAATAAGATTACATCAAAAGCAGGAGAGTCTTTAGGTATAGATTGTAACATCTGTACCATTTGAGTCATCTCTAATTCTTTAGCCATTATACCCATAGTTGAATAAGGTATAAACTTGTAATCGTTAACTGGGTATCTATCTACATCAAATTGTATCTTTCTCCACATTGATTTCTGGATTAAAGGTACAAGGAATGTGTTTTGGAAATTCATTAAAGTGCGCTTTTGTCTTTTAATAGCAGCACTTTGTTGCATAGACATACCACTAGCTGTAGCTCTATCACCTGCTACACCATCAGATGTGCCTGTACCCATTTGAATCATAGCTTGTAAACTAGATACTTGGTCAAATGTACTTGGGTCTGTTGTTCCCATATCTAATGGCATAATAGCATCTCTAGGATTACCATTAGTTAGTACTGTCTTGCCCGGTCTAACTTCAAACTTAACACCTCTAGGTAGTCTTGTAGCATCCGCAGCCATCATAGGTGTAGTTGTTAATGCTAGTGAATCAATTCTAGCTCTCATCTCAGCATCTAATGCTTTTTGTGCGTTATATGCTTTCTCTGAAACACCTCTACCCCAGAATTTGTTTGGTACTAAGTCATGTTGGTAGGATATAAAAGGTCTATCCTCCATAATAAATAAGTTTTGCTCTACTCTAAGTATATGCTCATCATTACATATAGTAACAACTGCTTCTACTAGCTCGTCTTTCTTTGAATACTCAAAGTCATCTTTATCTTTACTAGGCTTAAGGAACCTCTTAGGCACTTTACCCCAGTATTCTGTAATCTTTACTGAGTCAGACTCATCAGCTTGCTTCATCTCAGGGTCATAACCAAATGATACTGTATCGTAACTACCATCAAGAGGTACATCTCTGTATATGCCTGATAGAATACCTTCAACTACATGATAACGAGGTTTAATTACCTCATGTGCTACACCTAATGCTTCATTAATAGTGTTAGCTGATGGGTCCATGAGAAACTCTTTAGGAGATATAGGTTCTACCCTAACATCTATTGAGGGATACTCTACTAACTGACGAGTAGTAGTGGTCGTACCTTCTACAGGTACTTCAGCAGGTGTTCTTTCAATAGACTGTTCTACAATTATCTTTCCAATACCAGTACCGTAGATAGCACTATTGAGAAATACCTCACATATAGCATCTTTACAGCCAGTCTTTTCTAAATCTTCTTGTAATAAATTCCTTACATACTCCGCATCCTGTGGGTTTTCATCAAGCATGTCATCTTGTATGTCGAACCACTTCCCTCTGCCAAAAGTTGCTTCCTCTAGCTCCGCAACAGCAGACTCAATAGCTTGCTGCATCGCAGGAGCTATGATTCTAGACTTTTCAGAGGTGCGTGTTCTGTCTTCTTGTAGCCAGATACCACGCCATAGGCGGTAATACTCATCCCACTTCTGTACATAGTTAGTATCTCTATGGGTACGCCAGCTTTCTAGCCTATGATTAAGCCATCCAGCTAAAGCTTGGTACTTTGTTTCTTTATTTTCAAACATTTATAGAAATATCTCCATTAACGCAGGTAATTCTGTGGAGTATAGCACATTTTAGGTAGTCATGTAGAGGTTTCTATCAAATTATCTAGTATCCTGCTATTTCATCGTATGGTTCCCAGTCATCGTCCATATCTATAGAGTATGCGAAGTCTGCTATAGACACTTGGTCTATATAGGCTAGACTATCCAGCAAATCGTCATGACTTAGGTGATTAGGGAAGTCTAACATCTGTGACATAAAGACTTTCCAGTCTCTATCTTCATTAAAACTTATCTGACCGTGTTCTAGTCTACCTTGTAAGGACCATGTAATGCGCTCAGTCTTCTTTTTACCACCATGTCGCAGCTCATCTATATGTACAAACCTATTCTCTGTACGCATTTCATCTTCTAGGTAAGGCATAATAGCATTCTTTAAAGAACCTGTTTCTATACCTACAGTAGTAGCTTCATTTACATCCGCAGCTTTAAGTATTTTCTTAGCAGTTTCTTTAATACCCCATCTTCCATGTAGAATATCTTTAACCCACCACTTATCTCTATCTACTTTTACAATCGCTATAGATGTTTCGTCTAGTTTAGAGCCTTTTAACCCTCTTTCTTTTTCTACAGCTTCAAATCCAGCAGGGTCTACAGCTATTACATAGTTTCCTTCTTCAGGTTCTTTACCTGTATGGAACCATTCCTCTTTAAAGATACCACCAGAAAAAGTTTCAAAGCTTGCTTCAAATTCTTGCCTAAATGCCATAGAAGACATTGAGCGTTTTGCTGCTTCAATCTCATCTGCTGCTATATAAGGGTTATCTGTAGAGTTATAAGAAAAAGCTTCCCAGTCTTCTTCCTTTTGTGCCTCTGTATATAGGTCATAGAAATGGTTTTTACCAGCAGGTGTACCAATAAACAGAGCTTCTCCTCGTACATCCGCTAGAGTAGGTCTTAAAATCTGCTCCCATACAATAGGTTTCATACTGGCGTACTCATCTAACACTACATATGCCAAGCCTACGCCCCTCAGAGTATCTGGTCGGTCACTTCCCTTAAGGTATATCTTTCTATCGTTGATTAATGTTAGCCTAGCTGTATTCTCGTAGGCATCTTTAATGACATCAGCACCTAATTCTTTTAACATCCCCCACATAATATCTTTAGCTTGTTGAAAAGTAGGACCCACATAGAACACATCTTTACTTTCTGACTGTAAAGCTTTGATTAAAAGAATCCAAGCAGCTAATCTAGACTTACCAAACCTTCTACCAGCAGCTACTATCTTAAATCTTTTCTTAGAATTAAATATCTCTAGCTGCGCAGGGTGCAACTCTACATTAATTTCTGCCATTTATTTTCTCTGAGCTTGTTGTGTATTCTTTAAATAAAGTTTCTTTTATTAGATAAAGATTTTTACGCTTAGTGTCTCCATTTAAAGGAGCGCAATCTAAACTTTGAAGGTTATTATCTTTAATACATTCTTTAATTTTATCTGGAGTTATCCAGTATAAATTATCTTTAGTAATATATGCCCACCAAGTAGCTTTAGTTGTTTCAATACCTGAAGGCGCGCCTCCATATTTATTCTCTATAACTACATTACCAGTCTTATGGGTAGCTCTATCACTTTTAACTTCTACTCCAATATTTTTCTCTGGTACAAATAAATCCCATTCCTTACAATAACCTTCTACTTTATAAGCTTTAGGATATTTATAGTGTAGTTTTTTTAATACAAACAGCTCACCTTGTTCACCATAAGCTAAATCACTTTGGAAGCTCATCTATTACCTCGGCTATTACAGTATCCTCAGATTTACTTCTTACCTGCTTTGGTTTGATTTTTTTGGCTTGCTCCTCGATTTGTTCTGTAGTGCCTACATTAATTACAACACCACCATCATGCTTTCTATGGTTTATCTCTACAGCTTTAGTAGTAGGTACAATTCTATCCATACACATCTTAAGGCAATGTACATCACCTTTTAAAGCTCTATCTATAATTACTTGGACTATCTCAGGTCCACGCTCGGTAAGCAGCTCTCTGGACAAGATAGTATACTTGTTCATACTACCCTTAGGTCTGCCTTGGGGATTTAAAGGAGCCATACCTTTATACAAAGCAGGATTACCTTTATTGTTTCTTCTTTTGTCGTGTTCAGTCATAACTTAATACATTAAGGAAAAACTGAAGTATAGCATACTTAGGTTACACGCATGTTAGTATTTAAGTAAAAGAATCTGAATAACTACCTGCTGCTTGTACTAGGCTCGCGTATGTAACTTAAGTAACAAACTTGTAAGAGTTTAGCATACTTTTACTGCTTTGTAAACTAATAATTACTTCTATTTTCTATAGTATTAATAAGTATTACTTATGATGCCGAAATCCACTCTCATCTAGAGGTGACTATGTATCTATTAGACTGACGCTAACATGGGTCCCTACCCTAGGGTGTGTTCAGACTATTGTAGTAGACCAATGTTAACCAGAGTTTAACTGTTATCCTCTGAAGTTGATGTAAAAGAGAGTGTGATAGTCACTATAACATGTGTATACAATAAAATAATTCAACAGCATAGTATCATAAGATATGTACCGTAAGCCACAAGCCACAAAGCATTACATGCGCATCAATTGTTGTACTCACATACAAAGATGTTCGTAATAGCCTTATTCAGGCTATCAATTGTGCGCAGTAGATGTCCTAAGAGGTGCTGTAAGCTAGCGACAAACCTCTTTGAAGAGTTTGTCTAATCTTCCAGAAAGATTCACCTCTTACGATTGCTAAACTTTTACAAGTTTATTACTTTGAGTAAATGCTTGTTGTTTACTATGTGGAGATATTAATACATACTACAATATGCTGAGAACCCGTATTACCTTATAGTTTAAAAGTCCACCCTCAGTCACGAGAACCTTAGCACCTTGGTCAAGCAAGTGCCTTATGTCAACTAGACGTCGAGTTGACAACGGCAACCAAGGTACTAGAACCATCGCGCCTTCGGGCAAACTTTTAAACTATAAGGAAATACTATGAAAAATATAAATAATAAAAACTTTGATACAGCTTTAGATTCTAATGCTAAACCTTCACAAATAATTACAGAACTTGCTTTTCTAGAAGATGTAAATCCTTTTGTGAATAAATTCATGTCAGAAGGATGTATTCAGTCATGTGAGTACATGTCAGGTAAAAACAGAGAGTCTATTAGAAGCTTTGAAGAAGCGATTAGAAAAGAACTCAAGAACAATCCTGAAAGTCCTGATGAGAATCTTCTTGATGATATGCAGGATAAAATCCTTGAGAAAGAAGAACAAATTGCTGAATGGCTACAAAGTAGAGATATCATAGTTAAGCAAATTATGATAACTTATCCTGATTGGACACCTAGAACAAAACAAGGTGTTAAGGCAAGTAAGACAAAGGCAGAAAGGGCAGCATCAGTTAAAGCTGCTATAGCTAGAGTCAGCAAGTAACTTAACATAAAGAGAGTATCGTTAATTCGGTACTCTCTTTTTTTATAGTCTGTCCGTGACTAACCACTTCTCTTTTACTTGTTCTTTAAGTAGAGTAATAACTATGTGGATTCGTCTGGGATTTTATTCAGGAGATTATTATGTCAGTATTAACAATACCACCTAACGAAGTACATCGTAATGAGTGGGGAGAATTAGTTTGTAATGTATATGATGAAGACAATGTGTTCTTATATACAGAGCAAATAGATGAAGACATGTATAAATTACATGGTGCTATTGTTCCTGTTAACTGGGAGCAGCAGCAAGACAATGACTTTAAGGAGCTAAGATTATGACTATGTTTACAGTAACAGTACATGGTGTCAAAGTTAAATTCAATGGTGCTAACTCTTGGAACAGAGACGATGCTCTACATGTAGCTAAACAATACTTAGACCAAGGCTTTCATCTTATAGAAATTAGAGATGTCGAGTCTCAAAAGATAGAAGTCTTATGGACTATCAGAGATAAGGAGTAGCTATGAAATATAACATAAGAGATAAAGATAAAGTCTTTATCAATGAAATAGTACATTACAAGAATCCTATGTACAAACATAGATTAGATGGATTCGTCTGGGGTTTTGTAATAGGTTTAATACCTTATTTGTGGCACATGTATATTTAACAAGAGCAGTCGGGTATCCCAAGTTATATATACATTGTAGATTATCCAACTACCGCTAATGGGTAGCAGGGGAGATTGGTAGTTATGAGCCTGCCTACATAGTGTCACATCTCAATCGTCCTGAGTATGACTAGGTGGAAGTCCTAAAAACTGCTTACTAACCATGAGTTTGTACAATCCATGTTAGTAGTCCTGAGTATGACTTATATCGCCCTGTAACATGGGAATAAACTGCTCAACTTATTTTAATAGAGGAGATTAGTATGAGTTATAAAACGCTTGAAGAATTAATAATGTCTTGGTGGGATTCTATGCCACAAGAAATGCAAGATGAACTTAAAGAATTTATGGGAGATTAGTATGGGATTAGTAAATTTATATGATGATTCAGATGCTGAAGATGTAGCAAGAAGAATAGTATCTACTGCTTATACTGGTAGTGATTGGTGTGAAGAAGGTTCTATTCGTAAAGATATTCTTGAATTAAATGAAGTATATTCTGAATTAGAAAGCTTAGTAAAAAGACATCGCCAAGATGTTATCCAATTAAAAAAAGATATTGATGGATTGCGTGTAACTATACAAGAACTAGTAGCAGTTACTGAGAAACATAATGCAAAGCTGCTAGTTGTTGCGACTAGTCTGGGTGCTATAGACAAGATGCTTAAGATGTTAGGAGATAAAACTTATGATGATTAATGAAGTCAAAGATAAACTGATAGAACTATACGATTATGTATGGGAAACAGGATACGATTGTAGTGAGTGTAAACATAAGATACTAGTACACGAACCACATGGTGAAGTAACTAGGCATTGTCGTTTGGAAGATAATCCATTCGACTGCCCAGTAGTAGAGGATGCCATTGAAGAGAACAGAGTAGGTGGTACTAAACAATAATAATATAGGAGATAGATATGTTAGAAGTAATAGCAGATGATTATGCTACTCAATTACAAGTAGCAGATTATAGATATGATGCAGCTAATACATTGACAGATGTACAAGGCAGAGCATTAACATCAGAAGACTTTATCAAAGTACATACAGAGCCATTGTATGTGCGTACTAAAGATGAGTATAAAGCAGTAGGTGTTATAAACCAAGAAGAGTACGAGCAGCAGATACATACACATAAAGCTGTAG